TTAAAACTTTCATACGAGGCAAGTAATCCATATCGATTCCGAGCCAATCGTGTGCAATAAAATTAATATTTCTATCTTTAAATTCATGCGCAGATTTTAAGCCTAACGCGCCTGATACGTAATTTCTGAAGTTTTCAACTTGATTATCTGTAACACACTCGCCGTTAACAACAATTTCATCAAACTGTGTATCAATACGATGTGGAACATTTTTAATCCATTCTGCAAGATGTGTTACATCTTCGCCTTGTTCTCCGTTACCACGAGTTATGGCAAGCTTAAGCTTGCCTCTACGATAAACAAGAGTGAGATTAGAACCATCAATTTTTGGAAGTATAACATCCATCCAAGGTTCAACTTCTTCTTCTCCTTCATAAATCTTACGAAGAGAGTAAAGTTTATAAGGATGTGTAATTTTACCCGCAGCACCACCTACACGAAGAGTTGGGGAATCGTGGTCACGCCAACCTTGTGCTTTTTCCATCGCTTCAAGTTTGTCATACAACTGATCATACTCACCATCTGAGATGGTTGGGGCAGACATGTCATAATACGCTTGATTATGTATTTGGATAAGTTGTTTGAGTTCTTTGTAATTCATATAAAGAATATATCAGAAAAAAAGAGGAACAATCAATAGAAAACTCGCAGTATTACGAGTTTTCTACCATCTTAATTAAATCATCAAGATACCAACGAGCTTTTTTAAGATCTTCAAGCTGTTTTTCTTTAGTATCATGCTTAAGATTATATCGAGTAACATACTTTATAACGTTACCTTGTGAAAAACCCATATCCCAAGAATCAATATATGTTGTAGTCTCAATACCTTTATTATAGTGAGGTGGGTGATTCACCATATCTACATCACGATTTAGATAATCACGTATCTTTTTCTCTTCAGGCGAAGAAGAAATCTGTCTACGAGTAGTTTCACCGAAATTACGTTCATATACCGTTTTACCTCCGTCTGGGGATTCATAAATTTTAGGATTTACAATATCATGATGAGACCGAGACTTTTCAATTCTATGTTTTCGTTCAGATTCTTCTTCTTTTGTTTTTCTTGAAAGAAACTGTTCAAAAGTTTCATACTTATCCATATAATCTCCTACTTTGAATGAGGTGGCATTTTTGATTCAACGAACCAAACATGTTGGCGAAGTTTTGGGTGGTACTTACGCATACGCAACTTTTGCGCATTACGTAATTGAGTTAAGGTTTTAGCATGTATAAAATGATATGAAGCTGAATCTCTCTTCTCACCTTCTGGTATCATCCATACTTTATTATTTCTATTCTTTTTAGCAGCCATTATTCTACCTTATCTTTAACAGCTTTAAGAAGTTTTTGAAGATTTTCTTTTTTATTTAGATTTACTCCATCAACTTCAATTTCAAGGATTTCTTCGAGTTCACGAAGCATAACTTTAACCGTTTGAGAACGATCTTCTTCTTCAATAACTGGTTTTTCATAAATCTTTAGTTGAACTAATTTACTTATAACACTTCTATAACCTTTTGAAAAGTGAGAAGCTAATTCATATACGTCTTTTTGGTTTTCTTCAGTATACATTTTAATTAGCTCTGCTTCTTGTTCATCATTCCAGGCTTTAACGCTCATTTTTACTCCAATTCTAATTTTAATTGCCTGCTCCAAACATATCGTTGAGCTACGGCTTCACTTGCGTCTTCAAGTAGAGGGATAAGAGAGCTTACTTCATCAGCAGGGATAGAAAATCCAGACTTAGTAGGATACCATTGTCCAGTATCTCCATCCATCGCATATTCTCTAATATGCAGATAAAGAATTTCTCTAAATTCATTTATAGTAACTTTTACAGCATTTCCATTTGGCTTATGAAAAGCTGTTCCGAAATCAATATTCATAAAATCTCTGTTTTGTCTATATTAATAAAGTCTTTTAACCAAGGGGTAACTGGGTAAGCTTTAAATACTTGTACTAATGAGTATCTGGTTTCAGTTTTTGAGTTATTCATCATACCATGCGCTACTAAATCTGGATCAAAAAGAACTGTTTCTCCTGCTTTTAAGCTAAATTGTTCTATATTACCATTTAATTGAAATTGGTATATAAAATCATCACTGCCTGTAAGAGCTGTAACAGCTCTTAAACGAAAATCTTCATTAGACTCAGCATTAACATTATTATCATCTGTGTGTAAAGGAATCGTTTGTCCAGGATCTTGTTTATGAACTCTAACACGGGTTGTTTCAAATTCAAAAAAATCAATTAAAGGTTTACACAAATTATAATATTTTGTATATTTAAAATCTTTTGGGTTTTCAACTGGTTTATTTCTATAAAAACTATGTATATTTCCATCTACACTTTTTATAGAGACTGCATCTACATTACCAGCAAGATCATAATCATCGTGTGGTTTGAAGTTTAGTTTAGATAGCCAAGAATTATTAAAAACTAATTTAGTTTTAGCAATCATAAGCATAAATATAATCCTTAAGTCTGCTTCCTTCTACAGGACGGTCTAAATAGTCTTTACCAAGAATCCAAAGATTAGGGTTTTTTTCTTCTAATTGTTTAACCCATATTTCATAACAATCTTTAACACCACTCAGTCCTCTTGTATATTGTGCACCTACCGTATGAAAAGCATTACTCCACCAAATAAGAGAATTTTCATCTTGAGACACTTTAGATGTAACTTTTTCAGGCTTTTCACAAATATCACAATGAATATAAGAATGAGAAAGAGTTTTATACCTATCCCAATGATTTTTAATATCTTTTTCTGTTCCCCACCATTTTATCTCTCTTTCCCAAAGTTCTTTTCTTGAGAGAGTTTGTGTCTCATTCCCACCAGTTTCATTAATTTGATATTTTCTTTGAGCGTAGTCTAAAAAAGCTGGATAATCTTCACCATCCCACTCTTTTAAAAGTAATTTTTTAAAAGCTAAAGCAGCTTTACTATAGTCGTAGTATATTACCTCACAATTATCAGTAAATCCGTAGCGATTTAAAATCATATTAGGTTTAAAGCTTGCTGCAACGGCATAGAGTTTATTAAGTGGTTTATCTATTTTAACATATTTTAAATCTGCATAATTTTCAGTATTCCAAAAAAATACACATCCTTGAGCATAGTTAACAATATTTGATATCCAAGATAGTTGATGTTCTAACTCTGCTGCACTTGTTTTAGGGTATATATACTGTTTATATTCTCTTATTTTTGGATGAAAATTATACACTGTTAAATCATTTTGTAGACTAACATTGATAAAATTCCATCCATCAACGAGCGGTGTACAGATCGTAAGTTCTTCCGTCGGTTTTAAAGAAAGAGGGGTATAATCGTCATGTATATCTTTTATATGTCTTTCAGCTTTTGTAACAAATTCTTTATCTGTTTTCTTATTGCCAAAAACTGGCTTATCAAATTTTTCATAGTATTTTAAATTAACTAACAAACACTGTTTATGAAGACCATAATACCCTTCTTTCCCTGATGGATTATTTAAGTTTTTTTTATTTTTATCCATTATGTGGCCTGTAATAAAAAAATCTTGTTTTTCAATCCATTTTTCAATAAACGTAAAAAAAGCAGCATCTTTAATAATGTGTCCTACAGACTGTACTATGCAGTATTCTACATCATGTTTTATAGCTTCATCTAATACATCGTTAATGCTATTTTTAACTATTATTGGTCCGAAATACTTAAACCTTGTAAAAAATTCAGTTATTTCTTTGTTTTTTTGTGCTTGAGTTAGATTTTGGGACATACGTGTATCATCATAGATGCCTACAACATAGTTTTTGTTTTTACCCATAAGTCTTTTCATAACTACGTATTACCAATTCTTCAAATTCTTTTGTTTTTACTCCATGAACTATAATATGATATCTATCTTCATTAGACTCATTAATATAGGCATGTTCATTACCTACATCTAACATCATTGCAGTTCCTGGTTTGAAAGGAACAAACCCTTCATGACCTTTCATTTTCATTTTACAACCATTAGGGTGGTTTAAAGCCATATTAATAGGAGAAAGTTTATTAATATCTGTATCTTTATGTGGAGTAATAAAACCGCCTGGTTCAAGTAACATGAATCTTACTCGATAGTAGGAAGAAAAAGGAAATACATTCTTAAAAAAAGAAACTGTGTTAGGACAAAGGCCTGAAATTTCTGTCCATCGATAAGGAGTTTCTTGGTTAGATTTATAGCCATATTGTTCGTAGTGGTTAGTTTTTTCTGCTGAAATACCATGAATTGATAAGCTACGCCAACCTTTATGCCTATAGCCTCCCGTCCCGTCTTGGTCGCGATGTTTTACAAAACGGTTTTTTAAAGCAATAGCTTCTTTAAGCATACTTTCAAAGTTATATTCGATATCAAGTTTTAACCAAGGTAATCTACTTTCGTTTACTATCCAATTAAAATCTTTCATTAATATATGTCCAATAAGTCTTCATCGAATGCAAAACTTGTACCACAACCACACGAAGCACGTGCTCCTGGATTGTCTACTTTAAGTAACTTATTCATTCCTTTATCTTCAAGATCAATAGTAGTTCCATATAAAAACTTTAATGATTCACGGTCTACTACAGCGGGGGGTGAGTCTGAAAACTGTATATCCTCATCTCTAACTTCTGTATCTACGTCAAAACCATAGTTGAAACCAGAACATCCGCCTCCTGTGACACCAAATCTAAAGTATTGTCCTTCTTCTAGGTTTTGCGTAATAAATATTTTAGCTTTAGGAGTTATGTCTGGTAGTTGACCAGAATAGGACTCATCAATAATTGGAGCATGTCCATGAAAATCTTGTAATATTCTATCCTCAAGAGACGGTTTTTGTCTATCTAAAACCTTTTGAGCCAATCTTGCGAGTTCATCTTCGTCTTTGTTAGTTTCAAGTTCTGCTTCAAGTTCTGCAAACCACTTATCAAGATCAGAGTCTGATGGGGGTTGATTTTTCTGCATGTAAATCCTCTACTACTTTCACATAAGATTTTGTAACTGATTCCCAAGTGTTTGGAAAAGATGTTTCTTTTACTTTTTTAAAAAATTCTGTTCTATCATGAGAATGATAAATCCATTGTAACATTTTTTGTAAAGATTGTCCATCCGGTTCATTCATAATTGTATGAGAATTCATCATAGTAAAAGCATCTCCTGGCTTTTGAGCAAAGATTTGTCCAGAGGTGATATCAATAGCAGATGGTTTAGTTTGGATTCTTAGTCCTATATCATCAGATAAAAAATCTTGGTGAGGGCCTTTATCAGGAACAATAGGCAAACACCCACAAGCAGCAGCTTCTTGAATATGCATACCAAATCCTTCTGCTCTATACGGATGGACTACTACTTTAGAAGCAGTAAATAGTCCTGCCATTTCTTCATCAGACAAGGCATCATCAATATAAGTAACTTTAGCACAACCTGTTTTATACTGCATTTTAACAATTTCATTTAAAACATTATTTTTTCCATAAATTTGAGGATTATCTTTGATAATTAATCTTGCATTGTCATACGCTTTAAAACATTTGTGCCAAGTATTAATTAGTAAGTCTAAACCTTTTCTCCACTGAGAGTTGCCAACATATACAAAATTAAATTTATTAGGATCAATACCGTATTTTGTTAAAGGTTTAGCAGATTGATTAAAAATCTTTTCATTATAACCGTTAGGAATAGTTGTGATTTTATTTGGATTTAAACCACCTCTTATAGCTACGTCTCTAATGTAGTTAGAGGGCACAATTACGTGATCAGCAAATGTTTCCCATTTGTATTGCCATTCAAAAGGTATCTTTGGGTATTCCCAAGGTTGGATATAAATAACTTTTGTATTTTCTTTTGCAGGCCATTGCCAAATAGGGGGGTAAGAGTGTCTAATTTGAATATTAATTTCTTCTTTTGAATGATCTTTTTGTTGTAGTTCTTTTAAGAGTTTTACAGTATCTTTGCTTAAACCGTGAACGGGATCGTAAGAATCAAGAGAAGTTATAAATACATTATGAGTTTTACTTAATTCTAAAGCTAAGTTACGATTAATTAGTGTTAATGAATGGTTATCATAAAATTTACCAATAAGTTCTATATTCATTGATATGCTTTTCCTAAATTTTGTCTAATGTAGTCTTCAACTTGTTCTGAAGGGATTGGAATTACTTGGGGCCATTGTGCGCCACCCAAACCTGATGTTTTAAAGTTTTCAAGCTCGTGATAATTATCCCAAGTTACTTTTGACCAGATTTGATAAAAAGGATCTTGTTCTACTAAATCAGAGTGCCCAATATTATTAATTTTCTCATGAAGCTCTTTATCTGGACGGCAAAGACTCCAGTGCAAAGCAACAAGAGGACTCATCAGTCTTTTATCTCCTGCAGCAGATTTATCTGTCCATCTGGCATAGGTAAAAGTACTATCTTTAGAAGTTACAACACCTTGATTTTCTCCAAAAAAGGGAGAGCCATCACTATTAGCGATTACAAGAGTTTGCGAGTTTCCTTCTTCATCTGTAACAACCTTATATGGAGTAGCCCAAGTCATACATATATCCATCTTATTTTTATAAAGTTCTACTAAAGGACAAAAATCATAAAAAAACTCTTTTGCATTAACTAGTATTTCGTCTGCATCAAACGAAAAAATCCAATCATTTGAGCATTGAGCTTTTAAAAAGTTTCTTTCAAAATTATCATTTTCAATTGCAACTTGAGACTGATGAAAATCTTCTTCAATAATTGAAATTTTTCCATCACCGTCAATTTGTGAAAGTTCTTTCCATAACGCTTCTTCATTAATGGAAAAAGGATTACCACTCCAGGTAATACGATCTTTATCAATTCCTAATATAATCTCATCTACATAGTTGTAGTAGCGTTCAATTGATTTCGGTAAAAATCTGTTAGCATCATATGAGATTAGACTGATTGCGCTCTTTTTATTAGCCATTTTTTACCTGCGTATTAGCTGAAGGTTTAGGGGCTACTTTGGGAGTAGCTACAGCTTTTTTTACAAACCCAAAAATTCTAATTCCACTGTAGTATTTAGAAGCATCAGCATTACCTCCTGATACTCTAACTTCATCGAATTGCGAATTTACTTTTGATTCATGGCGTTTAATAGCTTCATTAAGTTGATTTGCATGATCATGGTTTGATTGCTGACTAAAGATTACAACAGAGCTTTGAGACAACGATGGTAAAATGTGATTAAAAAAGTCATCGTAAAGAGCACTATTTATCGGACTTATATCAAAAAAACATAAGTTAAATTTATTATTAGGTAAGTCTGCTTTCTGAAAATCGCCCTCGATAATTTGTATTTTATCTCCATTTACAACATCAGGTTGTAATCGATACGTATTAAGATTAGCTTCAAGCTGAGACTTCATATTATCCCAAATATAACCTTCAGGAGCCCACTTATTTGCTTCTCTATCATCATATTTAAAATTATCTATACCAGTAGCATTAATATCATTTCTACGCATAGCAGCAATTAAAGTTGAACCTTTATATACTCCAATTTCAAGATAATTTACAGACTCTGCTCCACATAAATTGTTAATTAAACATCTTAACCTAATAGAACTAAGTCCGTGCATTTCTCGTTCTCGTTCTGTAATTTTTGATTTTTCATTATCAGCCATTTCGAGTGAGGCTTTAACCCACTCATGGTTTAGTTTACCCATTATTTTCTCCTCTTAAATAAATATTTATCTAACAAATAAAACGGAATACAAAATATAAAAAATAAAATCCAAAACACTAATAATGGTATTAACCATATCACACTCGCACACAATGCGAGTATAATTAAAAAAGTTACTAATGGACCTGCTTTTTCGCGTTGTTTGTATATAGATTTTGTTAATTCATCTTTTGTTATATACACCTTATCCACTTTTTATCTCCTTGTCCAGCGTTTTGTAAAATTTTGAGTTTGCCCATTTCGTCTGGAGACGTGCGAGGTTTCTCATTTCCATTTTTATCTTCGATTCATCTTTTATTCGTTTGTTATCTCTGGATTCGTGGTGATAGAGTCGTACAGGTATTTGATAGATGCTGAAACCAACTTGTCGTCCTGATAAGCAGTAATCGACGTCTCTGTTGTACGTCCATTCAAAGGAGGGGTCAAAGTCGCCCACGGTATCAATAAATTTCCGTCTAATGTAACAACCTCCAAATGTTGTCCATGCCACTTCCCGCGTGGAATCGTATTGTCCTGTATCAACTTCCAGTTCTGACTTAAACGTTCCCCCGTTTTCAAGAACCAACCCACTTCCAAAGTGATCTGGTCTTTCATCAGTGAATTTACCCCCTGCACATTGTATGTAACATTTGCCACTTTCGTTTCTTGCGGGGTACAATAGCAGACAACCAAACATTCCTGCTTCCGGATACTTTTCGACATATGAAAGTACCTCCTCAAACCAGCCGTCATGATGTGGAGTCATGTCGGCATGTAAAATAAAGATGTCATCTTTTGGATATTGATTCCATATTTTTTGAAACATCAAATCTGATCCAATTCCAGCAACATCACGCTCATAGTGAACATCTAATTCCCAAAACTGATTTTTGTGATGAATAATCTCTTCTTCAAATACATAGGGTGTAATAATTTTAACTGTCATATAAATATATATTCTCTATTTTTATCTTTTATCGTTTCAAATTTTGTTTTATTCTCTCTGTAGTTAGAGATAATCTTGTCAAACCCATAAAGATTTATTTTAGTAAAACCCAGTAAATTAGCTAAACATATAGCGCTAAGGCCGGAGCTTAAGCTGCTTGTTCTATAAAACTGTTTAGAATCAAAAGAAAAACATTTACTATCATGTCTAAATCGTATATATACTTTAGGATTAGTAAATACGAGTTGGTTCTTAAGTCTAAGCAAATCTTTAACAACAGGTTCATCAACTGCAAAAACAATATTAGCCCACTCACAGTGAAAATTAGTACCTATAGTAAAATAGTCAGGTTTTGCTAAAACCTTAGATTCTCCTCCTCCAACTACATTACATATCATGTTTTGTCTTTAATTTCTTTTATTCTTGCTTGAATCCATTTTTTAACAGCTGCTGTTTCTTCCTCTGATAAATCCCATCGATCTTTATGGTTTGCTACTTCAAAGTCGTGAGATTCCCACTGAAGTGCGTGCAGCAGGTTCATTTCAACACTTGTTAACATTAGATTAGTTTATCTGTCCATGTTTTAGGGGTTTCATCCGTTACAAACTCTAACGGTAAGTGGTATTCAAATTCTCTTGCTTCTTGGCCTTTTATCCACCCAACCATGTCTTTGATAGTTTGATCTACAGAAATAGTAGCATTATAATTAAACTCACTTCTTATTTTATTAGAAGAGCAAAATGCATT